AAAGAAGTTTATTCAAATAGATGGGGTTAAGTACGGCTTCGAACCTAATCTTTCACAAATGGCATATGGTGCATATGTGGATATATCAAAGTATGAAACCCTAGAGATAGATACCAAATGGGCTGAGATAATGTCTATACTATACAGACCTGTTGTAAGAGAATCAGGTGCACTATATGATATCAAACCATACGATGGTAATATAGATGGTGAGAAGTTTATGGAGGTGGGAATGGATGTCCACTTTGGCTCTCTTTTTTTTTTGAGCAGTTTACTAAAGGACTTATTGAACGATACCCAGAAATCTTTGATGGGGGAATTGATGGAAACGGACTTGCCGTTGAAGCTCAAGCAAATTTTAGCAAAAAATGGAAATCTTACACATCAATTATCCAATTATCACAAGGAGATATTACAAAAATAGATACCATAGTTAAAGAACCATTGGAAAAATGTTTACTATATTTAGCTTACGAATCTGACAAATATAAATTAGAAGATATGGTACATCGGGCAGCTATGAAGAAAGCGGGAGGAAAGTAATCTAATACTTTGTAATGGTTAATTGTTAAATCTAAAAGTATCTTATGAAGCTTAAAACTTCTTATCCACCTAAACCAAAGCCAGGTAGAGTTGATTCTCTATCATCTCCTCGTAAGGGAAGTAGAATGGGGTGTCTTTGCTGGAATAAACCGGTGTATGACATTAAATGTTGTGATAAGAAGATGGGTTCACAAGGTATTGGCTTAATTTATAAAAATCCATAGCATGCCAACACCAGCATACAATCAAAATCAAAGAAAGAATTCGGGTGTTTACTTTGGTGCAACTAGAGGTAGAGCAACAGGCAGAGGTAAACGTAGAGGGTGTTTATGTGAGGATGCTGATATCTACTCTACTGAATGTTGTGAAGGTGCACTTATTAATCAAACAATAGGAGCAACACAATCAGCACCAGTACAAAGAGGAGCCTTCAGTAGTGGTTTCAGTAGTGGGTTTGATATAGGTAATATATAAATATATACAAATAAATAAGAGATGTCTCAATTAAGTAAACAGCAATTAGCAGCAGAAAACGCAAGTGATTTCCCAAATAATAATGTAGGGGCTATTACTCCAGCAATATTAAGAGGATTCAATACAGATATGATTGATTCTTTAGTGGATGAAAATTCATATAACATTGATTCAGCATCATTATCAGGTAGTGTAGCTTCAGTACAAAATCAAGTAAACGCATTAGTATTATCCGGCAGTGGTATAATAGTAAGTGATGAAGGAGTAGTACAAGGTAGTATAACACAAATGAATTTTGTAGGACCAACAATACAACTTAATGTAACTGGTTCAATGGCTAACATATATGCAAATACATCTGGATTAGCAACAACAGGTTCAAATATATTTGTAGGTAATCAAACAATAAACGGAAACATATCAGCAAGTGGAGCTTTCACAGCTTCATTAAGAGAAGGATATGCATGGATAGGTGGAGTAGGTAATGTTAATAATTTAGTAGCAACATCTTCTTTCATAGCAATAGGAACATCGGGAACTGCAGGAAGTAGTGGTACTTCGGGTACAAATGGTTCTCAGGGTATAAGTGGAACTGCAGGTAGTAGCGGTACTTCGGGTACTTCTGGTACAAGCGGAACGAATGCCAGTGCGGGAAGTAGTGGTACTTCAGGCACAAGCGGAACAAGTGGTACATCAGGTACTTCTGGTACTAATGGTACTGCAGGAAGCGGTGGAAGTAGTGGTACTTCAGGTACAAGCGGAACTAATGGTACTGCAGGAAGCGGTGGAAGCAGTGGTACTTCAGGTACAAATGGTACTGCCGGTAGTGGTGGTAGTTCAGGTACTTCAGGTGTAAACGGTAGTGGTGGGACTAGTGGAGTAAATGGTAGTAATGGTACGAGTGGTACGAGTGGTACTTCGGGATTTAATGGTAGTAACGGAACATCGGGTACAAGCGGTACAAACGGTAGTAATGGAACTTCTGGTACAAGTGGAATCAATGGTTCAGCTGGAAGTAGTGGTACTTCTGGATTTAATGGTAGTAACGGAACAAGTGGAACTTCTGGATTTAATGGAAGTAACGGTACCTCAGGAACATCCGGATTTAATGGTAGTAACGGAACAAGCGGTACATCAGGATTTAATGGAAGTGATGGTACATCAGGCACCTCAGGAACATCAGGATTAAACGGAAGTAATGGTACGAGTGGTACATCAGGATTTAATGGAAGTGATGGTACATCAGGAACATCAGGATTTAATGGAAGTAATGGAACAAGCGGCACTTCAGGAATAAACGGAAGTAATGGAACTTCGGGTACATCTGGAATTAATGGAAGTAATGGTACATCCGGTACTTCTGGTACATCAGGTGTAAGTGGTAGTAATGGAACTTCTGGAACAAGCGGACAAGATGGACAATCAAATACATTCTTTAATTATCAAGCAAAAGATACAATAACAACTGGTGATCCTGGTAATGGACATATCATTTGGAATAACGCAACACAAGCATCAGCAACATCAATAAGTGTAAGTGATACTGACCAAAATGGAAATAACGATGATATATTCTTAGCTAATATTCCATCAGGCTCAATCATAGTATTACAGGACCAATCATCACATACAAATTTTCAAAGATGGACAGTAGGTACTGGAGTAGATAATACAACATATTGGACATTCCCAGTAACATTAATAACATCAACATATTCGTTTCCTAACAATCATCAGATGTTATTTATAATATCTCAATTACCATCAGGTACTTCAGGTACTTCAGGCGTTGCTGGTACATCAGGTACAAGTGGAGTGAATGGTACATCGGGTAGTAGTGGTACATCAGGAACTTCTGGTACTAGTGGATTAACAACATCATTAACAATAGCAGATGAAGGTACAGCACAAGGTACAGCAACATTCTTAAACTTTAGTGGAAGTGGTGTTACTGCAACTGTAAGTGCTGGAACGGCATCAATCATAATAAGTGGTGGAGGTAGTGGAGTAGGATTTCCTTTCACAGGCTCAGCACAAATAACAGGCTCTTTAGGAGTGACTGGTTCAATCAATCAATCAATAGGAGTTTATAGCGGAAGCTTAATCTCAAACATATACGATACATACACAAATGTACCGGCAGCAACAAATATTATTACATTAACATCTTCATCATATGGAGCGTTACTTGCAGCTAATACAACTGACCCTAATACAATTTATATTATATCAGGTTCAAATTTAAATGCAGGAACTTCTGGTACATCTGGTGTTAGTGGAACAAGTGGAATTAATGGTACATCAGGAGTAAATGGTACTTCTGGAACTTCTGGTACAAATGGTACTGCAGGAAGTGGAGGAACATCAGGTACTAGTGGTACTTCAGGTACTTCGGGTATCAATGGTGTAGCTGGTAGTAGTGGTACATCTGGCTTAACTACATCAATAGGATTTGCTTCTGGTTCAACAAATGTTGGAACAGCAACTTATATTCAATTTAGTGGAAGTGCAGTACAAGCATTAACAATCACTTCTAATACGGCTTCTATTACATTAGCTGGTGGTGGAGGAAGTGGAAATGGATTCCCATTCGCTGGTAATGCACAAATTACTGGTTCATTGGGAGTGACTGGAAGTCTTTTAGTAACATCGGGTTCATTTAGTTCATCAGTTGTAACAAACTTAGGTGATACGTTTACCGATGTACCTGAAGCAAGAAAGATTGTGACATTAACATCAGCATCTTTTGTAGCCTTATCACCAAAAGACCCTAACACATTATATGTTGTAACAGGTTCTGCTACAGCAACATTCCCATTCTCTGGTACAGCAATTATATCTGGTTCAATAATAGTAACCGGTTCTGCTTTAGGTAACGTAGTATCGGCAAGTATAGCATCATCAACAGCATCAATAGATGGTAGTGCAGGAAACTTCTTTACTTGTTTGGTAACAGCGAGTACATTCTTTAATGTAACAAACATTACTTCTGGTGAAACAGTTAGTATTCAATTAACAACTGTTCAGGGTAATGGTAACGCTGCATTGCCAACCGCATCATTTAGTTCAAACATATTACAACCTTCGGGAAGTAGATACACACCATCATCTGGTAGTGGAGCTAAAGATGTATTATCAATCGTAGCATTTGATTCAACAAACGCATTATTAGTATCAGCTAAAAAATTCATATAATATGGCAATATTTACACCAACTGCATTTTATAATATACAACCAGTTGTAGCAGTTGCGCCGCCCGCCGGCGGTATTTCAATTACTTATTTAGTAATAGCAGGTGGAGGTAGTGCTGGACCTAATCAATATCACTCTGGTGGAGGAGGTGCTGGTGGATATAGAGCTAACGTAGTTGGTGAAAACTCTGGTGGAGGAGCAGCAGCTGAATCATCATTTTCAGCAGTAGCATCAACTGCATATACAGTAACAGTAGGAGCAGGTGGTGCAGCACCAACAACTGCCGTACAAGGAAATAATGGTGCTAACTCTGTATTCTCTACAATCACTTCAACAGGAGGTGGTGGTGGCGGACACTATAATAATAATAACCCAACCAATGGTAGTGCCGGTGGTTCAGGTGGTGGTTGTGGTGGAGCTTCTGGTCAATCAAGAAATGGTGGTGCTGGTACTGCTAATCAGGGATATGCTGGGGGTAGTGGAGGTAACAACCAAACTTTAGGAGGTGGTGGTGGAGCCGGAGCGGTAGGTAATGCTGCTGGTTCTAACGTAGCATCTAATGGATATGGAGGTATAGGTGTACAAAGTAATATAACTTTAACTCAAACATACCGAGCAGGTGGTGGCGGTGGTTCTACTACAAGTGCATATGTAACCCTAGGTGGTACAGGTGGCGGTGGAGGTGGTAGCGCATATTCTGGTTCAAGCGGCACTGCTAATACTGGTGGAGGCGGTGGAGCCGGAGAAAGAAACAATCCTGGAGGAACAATTACAGGAGCTGGTGGTAGTGGAGTAGTAATACTTAGAACTGCAGATACAGTAACAGCAACATTTAGTGGTGGAGTTACTCAAACAAATATAACATCAGGTAGCTTTAAAATTTATACAATTACCGCAGCTGGAGTATCAGATACAGTAACATTTACTTAAATAAAAATATATGGCACATTACGCATACTTAGATGAAAATAATATAGTAACGCAAGTTATAGTTGGTAAAAATGAAGGAGAGGATGGAATCAATTGGGAGGAGTATTATGGAGCTAAACAAACATCATATAATACAAGAGCAGGAGTACACTTATTAGGTGGCACTCCATTCAGAAAGAATTATGCTGGTATAGGATATACATACGATGAAAGTAGAGATGCTTTTATAGAACCTAAACCATTTGAAAGCTGGACATTAAATGAAGAAAAATGTAATTGGGAAGCACCAATACAAAGACCTGAAACGATAGATGGATATGTATGGTATTGGAATGAGGAATTATTAAATTGGGAATCAATAGAAATTAACTAATTATGGCATCGAATATACAATTATTTTTAGGTGATAAACTTATTACTGAAAGTTATTTAGGAGATAAACTTATTGAATATAATATATCAGCTTCTGTATTTGTGCCGCTTCCATCACCAACTACTACAAATTTAGATTTTTGGTTTGATTCATCAACATATAGTGGTACTGGTAATTGGCTTGCTCGTGTTGGTAATGCAACAGCATCTTTATTTAATGTTACTAAAATAGCAGCTAATGGTGGTACATTGGATTTTCAATCATCATCTATATTAGAAGTAACATCGAGTGGAGCAGTTCCAAATTACGCTACTATTCCAGGAGCAGGATTTTCAATTATTGCGATAGCTAAAGCTAGTGGAAGTTTGTCAGAAAAGCATGATAGATTACTAAATGGTATTAATAATAACTGGTTATTTGGTACATACTTCAACTCAAACGTTATTGGTTGGTATAATAATAATTTTGTATTTAGTGGTGGAGGTGGCCAGGATTTCAAATATAAGATATACGCCGGTGTAAACTATACAAATGCATCTGCATCAATGTTTGTAAATGGTGCACGTGTTGGAGGTAGTACAGCAGGTTCACAGTACGGTCCTAATGGTATTGCAATTAATAAAGGACAATATATAACGAGTGGTAACCCCGCATCTGGCGAGTACACATATACAATGTTTAACCAATTGCTGGTTTATAGTAGAGCATTGACAGATGCTGAATTATCACAAATATTCAATTACTTCTCAGGAAGTTATTTATAAATAAATTAATATGCAAACAGTCTATTTCGGAAATACTTTAATAAACGATGTGATGTTAGGTGCACAAAGAATGGATGATGTCTTTACACCATTACAATCATTTCAAGCTGAATATTTAGTAGTAGCTGGTGGAGGTAGTGGAGGTTTCGGTTTTGATGCTGCTGGAGGCGGTGGCGGAGCTGGAGGATTACTATCAGGAAGTATTTTAATAAAACCATATAGTACTTACCAAGTTAATGTTGGTAATGGTGGTGATAGTGGTGGTAATGGTGGTAATTCTTATTTTACAGGTTCCAATGCATATATATTTACATTTGGCGGTGGAGGAGGTGGAGCTGGCGGAGCTGGTTTAAACGGTGGCAGTGGTGGAGGTGGTTCAGCTAGAAGCTCTGGTGGAACAAATTCCGGAGGAACTGGAGTTTCCGGACAAGGTACTGATGGTGGAGCTGGAAGTACTCCTAATACCAATGCTGGTAGTGGTGGTGGTTTAAGTGTATTTTCATCAATTACAGGAACTTCAAAGCAATATGCTGTTGGTGGGCCAGGAAATGCATACGCATATGCGGCTGCTACAAACTCCGGAGGTGGTGGAGGTGGTGGAAGTTTATCACCAAATACTAATCCAACAGATGGAGCAAAAGGTATAGTTGTTATTAGGTATGCTGGTGCACAAGTGGCTAATGGTGGTACAGTAACAACCGATGGAGGATTTACAATACATACATTTACATCAAGCCTTAATACATTTACTTATTAATCAATACATCTTAATACATAATTGTTAAATAATAAAATAAACAAATAATATGAAATTAGAAACTCAAAATTCGTATATCACTAACCCACAATTCGTAGGTGGTGCAGCAGTAACATTCATCTCTGGTTCAGCATTTGCATCAGCATCTGCAAATAATCCTCAATTTGGATTTGTAGCAGGTGGATTATATGTTGGAAACACTGGTACATTAGTAGCTAAGACATGGGATGGTTCAGTTTTAACATTAGTATCAGCATCAGGATTTTTACCTGGTATATTTACTGCTGTTAGTGCATCATCTACTGCAAACAATGTAGTGGCTTTAAGATAATAAATAAAATAAAGTAATGCTAAATTACAACCTTAATATAAACTCACCACTTCAACAAGAGAAGAAGAATGAGGATGTAAGACCTCCTATTAATTGGACTTTTGCATCATTCGCTAGTGCTTCTGATAGTACTGATTTAGGTGAATTAGGATTTGCTACAATGAGCATTAATGCACCTAATTCAAACTGTATTCAGGTATCTAATGATAATAGTGGAGATTTTACAACTGATGCTCAGTTTCCAGTAACAGCTAGTATGACTGGTAGTAATTGGCCTATAACAGGTTCAACTACAATGAGTTTACTTACATCAGGTATAACTTATGACCCAGTATCAGTAAATCAATATTACTTTGCAGCTATAAGTGCATCAGCATTGGATATTTTTAATAATCCAAGCTATACAGGTAGTGTAATATTAAATGAATATTCAGCATCTGAATTTTTTAGATTCTATACTGATGGAAGAATATTTCATACAAAAGGAAATATATACAACCCAATAATTAATTGGAAAGCAATAAATGAATCTCCATCTACTGATACAGGAAATGTGAACGGATTTACTGCTTCATTTAATATTGTAAAAAATAGAAATGAATCATTAGTAGCGTTACCACAAGTAACTGGTTCTACAATAAATTCATTTAATAACCAATATGCATTAAACATTACATCTTCGCTTTCAGCAAGTGTATTAAACGATGCAACTGGTTCAACAACGATGAGTATTATTATTCCTAATGCTGGAATATCAACTTCATCATTGATACTTAATCAAACTACACCTGGCTTACAAACAATATCAGCATCATTTACTGCATCAAATAATAATCCTTATAATATTACAGCAAGTGTGATAATGAATAAAGGTAATATTTGGAATGCAAGATTGAATGTATTAAGTACAGGTTCAAACGCTGATAGTTATTCAATGTATACTGTACCAACTCAATTTAATATAATTAAAGATGTTAATGTTGATACAACTGTAATAGACCAAAATGTAAGTTTATTATCTAATGGTTTAACAGCATCTAAAGTAGATACATTACAAACTAATTACGCATTTAATTTTCAAAACGATATAACTGAAAGTGGTACATACCCAATATATCAAGTTCGTACTTACCCAACTACATCATTAGATATAACTCCTGCTGGAACATCTTCTATGAGATATGATTCTGGTAGTATTATATCATATACTGAATCTGCTTACACATCTTCATATAATATAACTGCATCTGCATGGATTAATAAGATTCCATCATTTGATGTATCTATTATTGTTTTAGGTGGTGGAGGTGGAGCCGGTGGCGGTTCTACAAACCCTGGTGCTGGTTACAATGTAGCTGGTGGCGGTGGTGGAGCTGGTGGATTCTTACAAAAAGATTTCTTATTAATTCCAAATGTATCTTATGATATCCTTTCAATAGGTACAGGTGGTACAGGTTCTAACGCTGGCACAAAAGTTGGACAAAATGGTACTGAAACATTAGTTAAAGTATGGTTAGGCCCATTAAAAGAAAATGGTACTGGTTCAATGATTGCCGGAGGTGGTGAAGGAGGTCAATTTAATCCTAGCGGACCTAATTACAATCAAAGTGGTGGTGATAGTGGTGGTGCTGGATTATATTATGGAGATATTCTTTTAGCAAGTAAAGCAGAATTAGCTGGAGGTGTAGGAGCTACAGATGAAAACGCTGGTGGTGGTGGTGGTATTACTGGAAGTGGTATTGCTGGAAACTTAAGTTCAAATGGAGGATTTAATTTAGGTGGTGGTGGAGGAAGATGGAATGGACCTAGTGCAGGAACTGGTTCAATAGCTCCAACAATTTATTTTCATTCATCTTCATTTACTTGGACTGGTTCAGGTGGATTTGGTTCTCAAGCTGGAAATGGAAATAACGCTACTGCTTTAGGCGGTGGTGGCGGTGGTGCATATGCATCATCTTCTTTAGTTGGGGGTAATGGAATGGGTGGAGCAGTTATACTTGCTTACTCAGGTTCAGATAAATTAAATGTACCTACTGGAACAATAACAACATTCTCTAACGGAGTAACTTGGCATTTAATTAAAAATACAGGTTCATTCTCTTATATATACGAACCAAAACCAAACCCAGAAGAACAGGAATATCAATGGAGAACTGACACATTAGTAATTGCTGGTGGTGGTTCTGGTGGTACTGACGAAGGTGGTGGCGGTGGCGCTGGTGGATATTCATACAATCCATACACTTACTATGAAATTGGTAAAACATACGCAGTAACTGTAGGAGCTGGACAACCTGCTGTAAATCAAATTACAGCATCTCTTTCTGGAAGTAATTCATACATTACTGATACATCAAATGGACAAGTATTAATATTGGCTAAAGGTGGTGGTGCTGGATTTTCAGTAGATGGTGGTTCAGGTGGTGGAGCATCAAACGCAGGTGGTGGTGGATTCCAATCACCAGGTTTTGTAAATCAAAACTATTATGTAAGTTCATCGCAAACGCAAGGATTTGGTGGTGGTTCAGCTGACCCTAGCTTCTCCGAAGCTGGTGGCGGAGGAGGTGCTGCTAATAGTGGTAGTAATGGTTTCGCTAATCCTACAACACCAGGTAATGGTGGAATAGGTAAATATGACTTATCATTTACTCCAATAGGTGTTTGTGGTGGAGGAAACTCTTGGGGTGGACCAACTAATTCTGGAGATAATGTAACTATATTTGGAGGTGCCGGTGGAACAACAAACCCACCAAATTCTGGTTCAGCAGCGCCGGCTAATAGAGGTGGTGGTGGTGGAGGCGCTAGAGGTGTTGGTAACTTTGGTGGAGCTGGTGGTAGTGGTAAAATACAAATCCGTTACGCTGGTACTTCTAGAGCAACAGGTGGACAAATAGAAACTGGATTAATATCTGGTTCTTACTATACATTACATACATTTACCGCAAGTGGAAACTTTATTCCAATAAGATAAAAAAATTACTATATTTTTATATATAATTGTTAAATAACTAAATACAAAAACTATGAACGCAACAGAAGTATTAAAGAAGATTCTAACTACCTTAGCATTGGTTAAGGAAGAAGTAGAATTTACATACGCAAAATTAGCAGATGGTACAATCTTAGAATCTCCAACATTTGATGTAGGCGAATCAGTAGAAGTTGTATCTGAAGATGGAACTAAGACTGCAGCACCAGACGGTGAGCACGAAGTAGTTCTTAAAGATTCTGAAGGGAACGAAGTAAGAATCAAAGTAATTACCAAAGATGGTGTAATTACTGAAAGAGAAAACGTGGAGTTAGAAGCTCCAAAAGAAGAAGAAGTTAAAATGGAATCTATCGCAGGTGATGACATGGGCGATGACGAGGAAATTGATACTGAAGAAACAGCTAATCCAATACCTGAAGATATGGCATCTATGGTAACTAAACTTCAATATAGAATTGAAGAATTAGAGAAGAAAATGCAATCAATGCAAGATGTTAAGGAAGAAGGTGGAAAAGCTGATGAAGTTAAAACTGAACCTTTACCTGGTGATCCTGGTTACAAAGCTGATGAAAAGATGGCAGCGGTAGAACCTGATGAAGATGAAGATGAAGAACTTCCAAAATTGGATGGTGCACCAATTGATGAAAATGCACAAAAATCAAATATAAAATTAGGAAAGAATGGTATAAGTGCTAATCCACAAAATACTTTTTTATCTAAACTATATAAATAAATAATTAAAATCATTTAGCAATGAAAAAACAACAAAATTTTGCACAACCAGCAGTTACAACAACTTACGCTGGTGAATTCGCAGGAAAATACATTGCAGCGGCTTTATTATCAGCTAAAACATTGGACAACCAATACATCACAATCATGCCGAATGTGAAGTTTAAGAGTGTTATCCAATCAATTGCAGTTGATTCAATAATTAACGATGCATCATGTAATTTTACAACTTCTGGTACTGTAGCTCTTACTGAGAGAATCTTAGAACCAAAAGAACTTCAAGTTAACCTTGAATTATGTAAGCAAGAATTCGTAGATAGCTGGCAGGCACTTCAATTGGGCTATAGCGCATTTGATGAAATCCCTAAAGACTTCAACGATTTCTTAATCTCTTATGTAGGTGGAAAAGTAGCACAAGCTACTGAAGAATCTATTTGGAGAGGTGTTAACGCAACTAACGGACAATTTGGTGGTATCTATACCGCTTTATCTTCTTCAGTTGTAGCAGGTGGAACAAACGCTCCTGTAACTTCTTCTCAATCAGGTTCTATCACTTCTGCAAACGTATTGGCAGCATTACAAAATGTAGTAGATGCTATTCCAACAACTGTTTATGGAAAAGAAGATGTGATGATTTACATCCCAACTAACGTTGTTAAGGCTTATCAACAAGCTTTATCTGGTGTAAACGTAACAAACGCAGGTGCTCAATCAGCATTAGCAGCAAACGGCTTTGACAGTAAAATGACTGTAGGTGCAAAACCATTGAACTTCAATGGTATTGACTTAGCTCATTGTCCTGGTTTAGCAGCTTCAGCAGTAGTAGCAGCACAAAAATCAAACTTATACTTCGGTACAGGTTTATTGAGTGACTACAATGAAGTAAGAGTATTAGATATGGCTAACTTAGATGGTTCTCAAAACTACAGAATCATTATGAGATACACAGCTGGTACACAATATGGTATCGGAAGTGACATCGCAATCCATAAGAACTATTAATATATTGAATGAATAATGGGAGGGTGTAATTCCCTCCCTCATTCTTAAATGTATTAAAACAAAAAATTAACTTAAAAAACTAAAAACATGGCTTGTAATTTAACAATCGGTAGAAATGAACCTTGTAAAGATTCAATCGGCGGTTTAGATTCAGTTTACTTTGTAAACTATACTTCTGGCTCATTAGCAACGTCTTCTCAGGCGAATAGTGATGCTTTGATAGAATCTTTACCTACTGGATTAACAGTTTATCAATACCAACTTAAAGGAAATTCTAGCTATACTGAAACAGTTAACTCATCAAGAGATAATGGTACTACTTTCTTCTCACAAGAATTAGTCCTAAACTTGAAAAAATTAACTAATGAGATGACAACTCAATTGAAGTTGATGGCTTATGGTAGACCTCAAATCTTTGTACACACTATGAATGGAGATACTCTATTGGTAGGACAAAGAGAGGGTGCAGATGTAACTGGTGGAACTATCCAAACAGGAGCGGCATTGGGTGACCTTTATGGTTATTCAGTAACATTCACTGGATTAGAACCATTCCCAGCACCATTCGTATCAGGCTCAACATTTGGTAACCCATTTGGAGCTATGGCTAATCAACCAACTATTGTAGGAAACACTAACGACTAGTATAGAAAAGAAATAATTAAAAGGGTAGCACAGGTGTTACCCTTTTTTTATGTCCATTACTATAATACATTCTAAAATTGTTAAATAATAAACTAAAGACGAGATAATGCTAACATACTACTCATCAGGAAGTAACATATGGACATTCCGCGTACAACCTACGGGTTCTGCAAACCTTAAATTGTATTTGCAAGATATGACAACTTTAGAAAATTATACTGCATCATTATCAAATTACACATATGATGCATATGAATCTAAGTTATCCTTTACAGCTTCGCAAGTTCCTCTTTTCGTATCAGCTAGTGTTGGTACACAATGGAGAGCATTTATAAATGATACTACTTGCTCAATATGGCATGGTAGTGTTAGTGTATTTACATCTCAATCTGTTAACAAACCTAACTATGTAAATCAGATTCCTTTGGAAGATGTTTATATTAGTAATGTAAGTAACAACGAATATATAATTTTAGAATAATATGAAATTGAATCAAAATTTAAGTGTTGTAAATATGGCACAACAAGACATCCCTGTAATAACTGAAGATACAAAAACCCGCTATCAATGGGTGCCTGTTGGTATTATAGGACCTGATGATTTCTTTCAGAATGTAACTGATGCTTATAACAACTCTACAACAAACGCAGCATGTGTAGAAGGGATAGCTGACTTAATATATGGTAAAGGTATTTACACAAAAAATAAAGCCTTTGAACAAACATTAGGTAAGATAATTCCTCAAGAAGAAATAAAGCGTGTAGCATTTGATTTAAAATTATATGGTAATGCTGCATTCCAAGTATATTGGGATGATAAGCATGAAAAGATTATAAAGATGTTTCATTCTCCAGTACAAAACTTTAGAGCTGAGAAATTAGGTGAGAATCCAAAAATAGAAAACTATTTTTATTGTACTGATTGGACTGACCATAAGGCACAAAGAAATAAAAAGAAGGTAGCAGCCTTTGGTACTTCTAGAGATAAAACGGAAATACTTTGGATAAAGAATTATTCACCAGGCAAATATTATTATTCCCTTCCTGATTGGATACCTGCTTTACAATTATCTTTTGTAGAAGCTGAATTATCTAACTTACATTTAAACAATATTGAGAATGGTTTCTTACCATTAGTAATGTTGAATATGAACAATGGTATTCCAGCTCCTGAAGAAAGAGATACAATTGAGGATTTGATAGAAGCTAAGTTTACAGGCACAAGAAATGCTGGTAGATTTATTATTACATTCAATGACGATCCTGAAAGAAAACCTACAATAGAAACTATACAAACTGATAATCTGCATGATAAAACAAAGTATGTTGCAGAATACGCACAAGATAGAATCTTAGTTGCACATAGAGTAACATCACCATTATTATTTGGTATCAGAACTGTATCTAATGGATTTAGTTCTCAATCAGAGGAAATGAAAACAGCTTACTCTATTTTACAAACAATGACAATTAGTCCATTCCAAA